CTGTGATCTGCATTAGTAAAATTATTATCAGTTTGTGATGCAACAGAAAAATCTAAAGTGCCATCTCCATCTTGATAAGTAACAGTTATCCCCGACTCTGTATTACCACTGACCATAGCTCCCACTATGTCTTGGACTTGCTCGTTAGTGAGAGTTGCAGTTATATACCCTGCTCCATTAGTAAGTTGATTATTGTTTGTTACGTTAGTTGCACCAGTAGCTATCCCATCTAATTTATTTTTTAAAGTTGTTGTAAAGTTTTCATCAGTTTGACTAGCAACTACAAAATCAAGAGTTCCATCTGAATCTTGATAGGTTACTGTAATACCTGTTTCAGTATTGCCAGTTACCATTCCACCTACAAAATCTTCAACTTGTTCTTCAGTAAGAGTTGCAGTTATGTAGCCAGCACCATTTGTAATAGCATTATTATTTAATGAAATATTTGATGTTCCATCAAAACTAACCCCTGCAATAGTTCTCGCAGTTTCTAAGGCTGTAGCTGTAGCTGCGTTACCAGTAGTGTCTTGGTTGAGAGTCGCAACTCTGGCTGCTGCAAGCGTTCCAGAAGAAATATTAGAAGCATTTGTAGTATCTGTGGTAGCTGAGGCTGCGAGGCCAAGCATAGTTCTTACAGCACTTGGAGCGATTTCTTCAATAATTCCTGCACCACTGCTATCTCTACCTAAAAGTCTGTCTGTTGCTGATACATTTTGAATTTTTGCAAAAGTTACAGCATCGTCAGCAATTTTAGATGTAGTTATATCTCCATCTTCTACTCCACCACTTATTTCAACAACAGATCCACCATCATTTTTGGTAAATATTTTAGCTGTATCAGTTCTTATTGCTATTTCGCCAACTGAAAGATCAGATGAACCTGGATCGCTACCAGAACCTCTTTTAAATTTGATTGTATTAGCCATGAGCTTTTACCTCCTAGCTCTAGTATGAACCGCCATCTATATTGAAGCTAGAGGCACTTTCATCTTCTAAAAATGTAACTAGATCAGATAACGCAACCTGTTTCATTGTCCCAGCATCATTACAAAGAAATCTATCTGCTGCTGCTAAAGTCGTTGAAGTAGCTGATGTTCCACCATCAATTAAATTTAGTTCAGCAGTTGTTACAGTTGCTCCATCAAGAATACCTATTTCTGTTGAAGTAAGAGCAGCTAATGCAGCAGATCCTCCTGATTGACAAGAAGATAAGTTTGTTAAGTCTGCTGCTGATGCTTGTGCACCTAAAGATGCTCTTGCTGTAGCTCCAGATTCAAGAACAAAATTAGATCCGTTACCAACAATAAAATTACTATCTGTAGGAGTTAAACCAGCTATATCACTAAGCTGTGCATCAAACGCTTGAACATCTGATCCAATGGCAACACCTAAAGCTGTTCTAGCTGCACTTGCACTTGTAGCACCCGTTCCACCATCGCCAATAGCAAGTGTTCCTGTTATAGAACTAGCAGCAAGATCAACAGCAATTTCAGTAGATTCAATAACAAGTCCACCATTTGCCTTAAGGTCAACAGAAAGTGTATTTCCACTTTTATCTAAACCATCTCCTGCTATTACTTGACCAGCACCAGAAAATTGAACAAAGGTCAGATTGTTCGTTCCTGTGACTGCACTCCCTTTATCTGAACTGCAAACAAAAGCATTATCACCATTAACAGTTCCTTGCTCAACAAAAGCAAAAGCACCAGCAGCGTCAGAACCAGCAGCTAGATCATCTGTTCTTACCCATGTACTTGCTTTACAAAGATATAAACCATTTTGACTTGCAGTTGATTGATCTTTTACTAAAACTCTTTCATCAGCAGAAACCGCAACACCATCAATAGTTTGCGTTCCAGAAAGCGTGATATTTGCTGTAGTTGCGACTTTAACTGAATCTTTTACATCTAATCCTTGAGCAACAGAATCTACATATCCCTTATTTGCAGCATCATTATCAGCAGTGGGATCTGCTAATGATGTAATTTTTTGAGAGTTAAGAGATACAGCAGCAGCAGGAGCAGCCATTTCTGCAAGTGTATTGGTACGTACTCCAGCATCAAAATCACTTATTTTTGTATGTGCTATCGAAGGAATATCATCACTTACTAATGCCCTAAATGTAGGTGCAGCAGCACTTCCAGAAGCAGCACCAGCTAAAACATGGTTTGTTGTTCTTGTAGTTGCTTTGTCAAAAAATGCACCTTTACCGCCAATAGGTTCAATAGATGTAGCAGATCCTCCTGCTCCTCCAGTTCCTTTACCAATAACTAATACTTCATCACCTTCTCTAAAAGCTATTTCAGCATTTTCTAATGACGTTGGGTTTGATGACCCAGTTGATCTTTTAATTCTAATTGTGTTTGCCACTAAAAATTACCTCCATCTACGAGTGTGAGTACAGTGTGAGTTGCAGTTGCTTCAAACTTACTTGTTGAAGAATTAAACACAGGAATTGAACCATTGACTTTATTATCGCCATCAAATTCAAATCCTGCTGCTGCTGGTCCTTGCGGACCTTGAGTTGTGATTTCAACTGTAGTTACGTCAGAAATCTGACTTACAGTTACGGAATTAGGACTGCTCATGCTGTGTAACCCTCACTTATAAATAGTTTACCCTCTAAATAATAGTTTTTGCTACCCGATCCATCTGTTAACAATACGTCATAAAACAAAATATCTGGAGTAAAGTTTGCAGTATCAGTATCAGACAACGAAATATCTACAATTCCTCCTGATCTATTAGTATAAGCAACTGCCCAATCTGCATATTTTGTGGAGCGTGATTCATCATAAACTTGTGCAGCTACAGTATATCCAGTTAAATCTATAGCCGATCCAGTAGAATCTTTAAATGTCAATCTAATAGGAAAGTCTGCTCTCCTATCAACAGTAAAATTCTTTTTTCCTGGAATAATTGCCATTAACCTGTTATTTCCATAAGAGTCATTGTTGAAACGTGCCTACCTGCCCTATCGTCAGTATGATCAACTCTTGAACGATTGATAAATATAGCTTCGGAATTATCGTTTATTAGAAATACTTTGTAAGTTGTTGCAGATGTTGTAGCTGGCGAATCTATACCAATAAATGTAGCAACATCAGCTTGGTTTTCATCACCTGTAAAACCTAAACCAAAAGCTGCTTGTTGCCTACTGCCACTAGCATCACCTTGAAAAATTGTTGTAGAACCTCTTTTAATTCTTCCTTTATATGTTGTTGGTCCCGAAGAATAAGTAATCGAAACCATTACTAAAATTTTGCTTGAATTACTAGATGGTGTGATTGTGGCATTGAAACCTGTAAATTCTTGTTCTACATCATTTGATACAACGGAAAAAGTATCAGTTTTTATGTGTGTAACTACTTGAATAATTCCTCCACCTGTAGCACCTGCGGGCAAACCACCAACAGGAACGATTGAATTGACTTTAAGTTGGCTCATGCTGCAATCTCCATTAATGTTATGTTTGAGGCAAAAACTCCGTCAGTTCCATTGCTCCTATCTGAACCTGCACGATTCAACCTAACTGTATTACCATTGTTGCCTCTATACCTTACTTTATAAGTTGTCGAAGAAGTTGTTGAAGGACTATCTAAAAAACTACAATTAGCAGGGTAAGCATCATGTTGTGCTGATGAACCATCACAAGCTGCGTAACTTCTTATCGCACTACCATTTGCATCACCTAAACAAATTTGTGTACTGCCTCTAAACAAACCAACGTAACCAATATTACCAGAGGCCATACCCATCTTTGCATCAACTACCACTAATACTTTATTTGAACTTGATGAGGGTGTAATTGACGCTTCTAAACCTGAGTCAGTAAAACTTGTACTTGTTGTTGATGACGAATCAGATTTATGAGCGGAGACAATTTGTATAATTTTTCCAACACCATCAATAGCACCGCCAGAAGCATTTTGTAATGTATTGACTCTAAGTGTACTCATGGCTTGGGATTAGCGTCTTTTACAGATTTGATGTGAGTAGCCCATGTGCCAGATGTTGTGACAGTTCCAGCAACTATATCTTTGTAAAGCATATCTAATTGATCGCCAAAGGAAGCATAGGTTGTGGAGCCGTCAGTCGTTCTATCAGTTTTATACTTAATAGCAGCAGCTTCAGCATTTAATGTTGTTCTTGCTGCGTCAATTTTACTTTGTTCAATCGACACAGACTTGCCATCTTTATCAAAAGCACCTAAACCATCATCAATCGTAACAGCGTCAGGATAAGCTTTGCGTATGGCTTCGTGATCTAATCCCATAATTAGTTTTTAAATAAATTATACACGGAAGTAATCATGCTGACACCTCCATTACAGTTATTTGACTAACAGTTCTAGCTTCATCATTAGTATCATTATCACTCTCAGACCTGTTTATACAATACAAATCATTATTAGCTAATTTTTGCAATTGTGCTTTGTATGTAACTGCATTGGTTGTTGCAGGGCTATCTAAAATAAAGGCCATACAGTGCAACTGAAGATCTAATGCTCCACCGCCATCTGTTGTATAAAGATTACCTGTAAAATTAGAACGTAATCTATTACTAGCAGAATCAGCTAATCCTGTTGATAAAGTACCGCTTGAACCACCGCTTATAGATCTGTTAATTAATAAAGCACCACCCATACTGTTGTGAACGTGGCCTCCCACATTAGAGAAAATTAAAATTTTACTAGAGGAAGATGTTGGTGTAATCGCTACGCTAAGACCTGGAATATCAATAGCTGATACAGAACCAGGGTTAGTAGTTGTAGAAAATGTATCAGTTTTTATCTCTTGTTTTATTTGTATAATCCCACCACCACCGCCTGTCGGTATTCCCGCAACTGGTATTATACTGTTGACTTTTAATGTGCTCATAATTTAAACGACTGTCCAGGTTTCACCAGCACCAACTGTAACTGTTACCCCTGATTGTATAGTAATCGGACCAAAGCTGCCAGCGTTTTGTCCATTAGTAATAGTATAACTCTGTGTTACTGTTTGGTCATTTTCCCAAAAAATATTATCACCTCCAGCACCTTGAGCACCTGCTCCAGCAGCAGCCCAACTTAGCGTTCCAGAAGCGTCAGATACAAGGGCATAGCCAGAAACAGCAGCATCAGCAGCAGGTAATGTCCAAGTAAGACTAGAAGAAACTGTAGCTGGTGCTTGAAATCCTACATAATGACTACTATCAGCATCAGCAAATCTAAGATCATTCTGTGCTTGGAGCGTCAATCCGTTTGAGTCAAATATCATTCGCTCTGTGCCACTAGAAGAAAATCCCATTACGTTTGCAGATTTTCTAAACAAACCTAAATCTGTATCCGTATCGAAACTTAATGCAGGAGTAGAAGCACTTGAAGAATCATCAATTAAAAGCTGACCTGTCATAGTACCGCCAGCTTTTGATAGCAAACCTAAATTAGCTTGATCTATATTGCCTATTTCTGTAAAAGCACCATTACTTGAGTTTCTTATTTTTAAAATATTTGTAGTGGTATTCAAAAAAGGCATACCAGCTACACATTGACTTGAAGCTAAATCAGATGATTTTGAATTACTCGATTGAATCGCAGCAAAAACATTATTAAGGTCAGTTCTTACGTTGGCTCCAGAAGCATTTTCAATCGTATAATTTGTAACGTCAGCCATAGCTAATAACTATTTTTCTCCATGTTAACCTCCTTTGCCAAAACCAACAGCACTGTAGGTAAAGTTCCTATCAATACTAGCATTACTTGAGTTCTTGAAGTGAACTGTAAAGCCAGTTCCAGATATACTGCTAAGTTCAAAATAATCTCCCGATGCCATATTTTGTGGAGAAATATTAACAGAAGGTAAAAAACTATTTAGATTACCTAGTCCAGACGTTCCAACAAAAAATGGTGCTGTAAATGTAACGGCTTTTGCTCCTGCTCCAGATGCAATAACAGATGATTGTTCAGTTCTTGATGGCATTGTTGCTGTATATCCTGCTTG